CTGGTAGCGGAATGATCAACACACGCTGTAGAAAGTGTGGTCACGTCCACACTCTGTGGCTCAGAAATCGTCCAGTACACAACATTGTTCGATTTGAGACTAATAACAGTGAACTTGACCCATCAGAATACATTTTGCTTGACAACAACAGACTTGTACCAACCAGCCCTTACATGTGTTGGGGAGGAAGTCTTCAAGACTTCGTAGTCACTTACACATACGGAATTGAAGTACCAGCTGCTGGGATTCTCGCGGCTCGTGAGTTGGCGAACCAGATTCTTTACTCTGCCACCAACGATGACAGATGCAGACTCCCAGACCGTGTGACGTCTATCAGTCGTCAGGGTGTCTCGTGGACCATCATTGACCCACAAGACTTCCTAGACCAAGGTCGAACTGGTATGTACCTAGTTGACCTATTCCTTAAGACCGTAAACCCAACTGGGTCTCGCGTTCGTCCTCGTGTGTTCAGCCCTGATACTCCTACTGCAGGAAGACTCAGCCGAACGCGTACGGAGACCTCAGGTGAAACCGTAACTATCGCTGCTACCAAGGGAAGCCCATTCACTTACGTAGTTGGACTGCCCGAGTCAACTCACATTGTTGTGCAGGTATCAGCACACAATAAAGAGTCTTGGGAAATCCCAAGGAGAATGATCAGCAGAAACACGGAAACAGAAGATTGGGAAATCATTGGGACTCTTGCTTCTGACACATCTTTAGTTCCTGACAAGGCGACTATGGACGTGTACGAAATCGCCGAGAGTGGAGCTCTTACTCACGTGTCTACTGGTACGATTGTGAGAACAGCCCAAACCGCAGTTACCTAAGAAAGAGACATCATGCCGACTGCTATACCGCCGGAGTTCTCTGGAACTGACGAGCGCCAAAGATCAGTAGTTACCTTTATGGACACTATCTTGGACGCGATTGTCTCTTTCTATGAGCAAGAGAGCATCCCACTCCCAGCAAAAAAATATTGGGCTATTAGCACCGTAGCCGCCGACTGTGAGCAGCTAACTGTGACTTTGCTACAGACGTATATAGGTCTGCCTGGAGGAGAGGGATCTATCCCTGCCCAGTGTGATGGACCAAGAACTGCAGTAATCGGTATCCAGATTCTGCGTAAAGTACCAGTAGTTGGACCAACTGGGCAAAACATTCCACAGGGCAGTGCTATTCAGAGTATGAGTGCAGGCCCAGCAATTGACGCATGGGCTCTTATTGATGTGTTTAAGCAAGTTGACATTTACAAGTCCGGTGTGGCCCTTGCGATTGACACTGTTCAGCCAGAGGGTGGACTCCACGGAGTAATAGCAACTTTGGCAATACAGATACCTTGAGGTAGATATGGATAACTACAAGCTAAACGAGCGAAACATACAAAACATACTGTCCAATAAAAACGGTATGGTTGGAAGAGACTTGGTTAGGCGTGGAAGAAACGTCAAGAAAGCTGCCAAAAGGTTTGTTGGTGTGGACACTAAAGCACTTCAGAAAAGCATCTATTCTGAAGTAAAGTTTGGACCAACTGCCAAAGGTGTGGTGCTCTACGCTCAAGTTGGATCGTCAGTGACCCGTCCAGGGGAGACTAGATCGTATGCTCTTGACCACCACAACGGAACTAGACGTCATATCATACGAGCAAAGCCTGGAAAAGTGTTAGCATTTCCTTCAAAAGGTCGTATGGTTTTTGCTACCCAGGTCAACCACCCAGGAACTCGTCCAAATTTATACTTGGTTAAGGCACTACCAGCGGCCCGTATATAGTACACTGTAACAATCACCGATACCTCGGTGAAATTGACACCTGTCTAGGAGATAAACGAAATGGCTCGTCACAAGGACTTTGGTTCCGATGGTGTATTCCGCCCAGAGGAACTAGAAGAAATCTCATTCTCATTGGTAGGTCAGGACTTTAAGTGCCGACCAATCCTGCCTGGTAGTACTCTGATCAGAGTTATTGAAGCAACTGAAAACTCTGACAGTGGTATCGGAGCGATTACAAGCTTGTTCCAAGAGGCACTTGACCCTGTAGACATTGAGCGATTTTACGAGGTCATTGAGGGCACAGAGTACGTCGTCTCCGTGGACGCTTTGGTATCTATTCTTCAGTGGCTTGTGGAGCAGTACGCACAGCGCCCTACCAAGCGGCCCTCTTCTTCGGAAGCTGGGCAAGAGACCACTGGCCTTACCTCAGAGGCTGGTATCTCGTCAACTCCGGAAGATCAGGGCTAGCCTCAGGAGAGGCACAACTGTCTGGGCTTCCGATGAGCGAGTTCTTAGACGTAATTCATTACGCGTTTGAGATTGACTCCGTTCCTGAGGAGGAAGAAAAAGCCAAGGCTAGAACCCGTGTACGTCGCGTTATTTACGACATGTATGGGGTAGAATTATATACCTGGGGAGTTCAGCCAGATACGTATGACTTTGGCGAAGACATCTCAGACCCGCTAGCCCCGGCTGCGAACAAGACGACACGCAAGCCGTATGTACCACCCACTCCGATGACAAATGACCCAAATCGGCCCTACGCCGGTTTGGAACCACCTGTTGGATGAGAGGAGTGAGACGTGGCAGTAGTTGGCTCTGCGGAAGTAGAAATTCGCGCTACTGGCGATAAGTTTCGCTCTGACATAAAAAGAATCCTTGCTAGTGCTGCCAGCGATGCTAGAGCAGCAGGTAATGATGCTGGACAAAGCTACGCTGATGGGTTTGGCGATGGCATCCGAGGATCTCTCCAGCAGTCCCTTGCGGGAGTTCTTGATGATGTTGACGTCGCACTACAGGGTATTGATGAACGCTTTAGAGAGACTGGCAACAATGCTGGTAGTGCGTTTGACGGCTTTGATACTAGTGGAATTGTAAACTCTCTTGATGCAGTAGATGCTGCTAACAGACGAGTATCACAGAGTGGAGACGCATCTGGAGGATCAAACAGAAGGTTTGCTGGGTCGTTTAGATTCCTTACTGATGGAGCTAGGCAAGCAAGAGATGCGTTAGACCAATTAATTGTTACTGGAAACCTTCTCTCTGGTATTGGTCCGCAACTAATCGGAGCAATCGCAGCACTAGGTACTGGTCTTGTTTCTCTAGCTGCTGCTGCGTACACAGCAGGACCATCAATCCTTGCGCTTGGTGGGGTTATTGCTTCAGTTCTTCAAGGATTCATCGCCTTTGGAATTGCATTTAGAGGTGTTGGTGAAGCAATCGGCGCTGGAATCCAGACGATTAGTCAGGGAACAAGACGAGCTGGACAGTCTGCGGCGTCACAGATAGCAAGTGTACGGGCGATTGAAGCTGCGCAACGCAGAGTGCGTGATGCTTACCAGCAAGCTGCAGACACTGCCGTTAGATCTGCTCAGCGAGTCGCAGACGCGGAAAAGAATCTTGCTCAGGCAGTTAATGCGTCTAGACAAGCACAAGAAAGACTGAACTCAGCCAGAGAAGAGGGTCTTGAGACTCTCCAGCAACTTTCGTTTAGTGCTGAGGATGCTGTTCTAGCTGAAGAGCGTGCAGGTCTTGCACTCCAAGACGCGTTCACTCAACTACAAGCAGTGGCTTCACTTCCCCCAGATAACAGAACCAGAATTGAAGCAGAGCTTGCTTACAAGGAAGCCGATCTCAACTACCGACAAGCAAAAGACAGGGCGCAGGATCTTGCTAAGGAGCAAGAGGACGCAGCGAAGGCTGGTGTTGCCGGAACTCGTGAAGTAATCCAGGCAAAGAATGACATTGTAGAAGCAGAAAATAATGTTATTGAGGCACAGCAAGCACTTAGAGAGTCTCAAGACCAGCAAAGAAGATCTGCCGAAGAGTCGGCAGAAGCCATTGCAGACTCTATTCGTCAACTTCAACTTGCACAGCAGTCAGCTGCAGCAGCATCTCAAGCTGCTAGAGGATCTGTTGATAACTACGCGGCTGCGCTTAAAAAGCTAAGTCCAGCTCAAAGAGAATTTGCAACATTTATTGTCAGTTTGAACCCTCTGTTCACCATCTTGAGAAACTCTATAGCTGAAGGTCTGTTCCCGCCGCTGACTGCTGCACTTAAGGAGCTATTCAAGCAAAAGGGTGCTACTTCGTTCTTTGGTCAGCTAGTGACAGCATTGACTACAACAGGAACAATTGTTGGTCAGTTCCTTGGAAAGCTTGTAGGAATCCTTAACAACCCATTCTTTAGCAAGCTATTTTTTCAGATACTAAATGACAATGCTGGAATTCTTAAAATTGTTGGTGATGCGTTCTTAAGTGTCGCCAAGGTAATGATTGTTTTGTTCGCGGCGGCAGGGCCTGTGACAAAGAGATTTGCAAAGTGGTTTGAGACACTGGCTAAAGGCTGGGAAAAGTCTGCGACTGGTGAAGGGGCGCTATCAAGACTGACTGATGCGTTTAACGTCGCTGGTCAGGTAGCAAGCCTCATCGGCGGTGCTTTTGGCTCATTCTTTGACATGTTTGGAGAGCTAGCAAAGACTGCACTCCCAGCCGGTGCCGCGCTGCTTTGGAACTTTACTGAAGCAATGCAAACACTTACTGGTGAAATTAAGGGTAATAAAGATGGACTGTCATCTTACTTCTTCGGTGCTGCGGAGAATATCTCTACAATCTTAGATGTTCTTGGTGACTTTGGTAGAGCACTATTCAGTATCGCTGACGCTCCAGAAATTGGTCAAACATTCGAAGGTCTTAGGCCACTAGCTCCTATTGTCTCTCAAATACTTGGAGAACTAGTAAAGGCTGGTCCATCTTTTGCTGCTGCTGCTGTCTCTGCTGGAAAGTTTATATCTACTCTTATCAGTAGTGGAGCAGTAGAGACATTTTTTAACACTATCTCAACAATTTTTGACGGATTAACCAAATTTTTTGGCAGTAATTTTGGTCAATCAATTCTAAAAATTGCTGGTCCAATTCTTGCTGTACTAGCTGTGTTTAGAATATTTAAGAAATTTCTTGCGTTTTTCGCTAAAGGAACTCTTGGTAACCTGATACTTACTATTGGAAAACTTATTGACAAATTAGGATCACTGCGCGCAGAAAAGCCAATAAAAATAAAGGCCGAGATAGACGGCGATGACGACGATCCGCCACCGCCAGGCGGCGGGGGAGGAAAGAAGGGAAAGGGCAAGCGTAGAAAGCCCGGTCGTCTTGCTAAGCGTCTTGCTGGCGGCGGCGAAGCAGTCTTAGGCATAGAAATTGATGCGGGAGAGACTCAAAAAGAGCTTGATGAGCTGAAAGATGTTGTGGTCAGCGGAGTTAAACTTCTCAGAGAGCGCATGAAAGCTGAGATGAAGAAGGTTGGTAAAGCTGCAGGCGAAGGATTAGAAGCTGGCGTAGAGAGTGGCCCAGACCCGTTCAAAATGGGTGGAGGAATGGGTGATGACTTAGCGGGTGGTGCAGCCGGTGCACTTGATGTTAAGTCTCCTTCTGGGGTGTTTAGAAGAATTGGGCTGAATGTAACAGATGGTCTAGTAGACGGTATCCACGCTGGTGAATCTGATGTAAGTAAAGCAGCTAAGGGTCTAGCAAGTACGCTTACTGCCCCCGTTGACAACGCATCAAAGGGTATCGGAGGAAAAGTACGTGGTGCCCTTTCAAAGATAACAGGACGTGGTAAGTCAGCTGTTGGTGGAGCCGCTAAGGCTACTGGTGGAAAGATTAAGGAGAAGGTAACTGGAGCTGCGAAAGCCGTTGGAGGTAAAGCAGCAAAGGGTATTGGTAAGGGCCTAAAGGTCGGAGCACTAGGAGCACTAGGTGCTATTGTTCCGCTGCTAACAAATCCGCAGGCTATTGATCAGCTTGGTGAGGCAATCTCTAGAGCTGCTGAAAATATACCTAAAGTTGTGGCAAAAATTGCTACAGAGTTTCCTAAAATTATTACAAAGATTGTAGAGAATATCCCGTCGTTGGTCACAGCACTTCAGTCAGCTCTTCCTAAAATTGTAAGTGCTATTGCGGCAGCACTTCCGGTTGTTATTGGCGCTCTAGCTAATGCAATACCAGTTGTTGTTGGTGCCATTGGTGCTGCTCTTCCTAAAGTCGTTGGTATTATTGCTGACGCTCTACCAAAACTTCTTGGAGCAATCACCGATATTATTCCTATTATTATTGGAGCACTAACTAAGGCATTCCCAGCAATAGTTGATGCAGTACAAAAAGCCCTTCCAGTCCTTTTCAAAGCGATTGGTGACATGCTTCCTAAGATTCTTGGCGCACTTACTTCCGCTCTACCTATGATCCTTGATGCAATTGTCAGCAATATACCTATCATCATTGATGCCATACTTGGTCTTGTTGACCCTCTGCTTAAAGCCTTTATGGAGGCGCTTCCAAAGCTTATTGATCTTGTCGTTAAGGTTGTTCCAAAACTAATTACCGCTATTGTTAAAGCAATTCCTAAGGTTCTCACTGCTTTAGGTGACGCACTTCCTCAAGTTCTACAGACGATAGCTGAAGGTATACCTCAGCTGATTAACGGGATTGTTAGCGCTATCCCTGATGTGATTAAGGCAATTGTCACTGCCTTGCCAGTTATCGTTGACGCAGTTACTAAAGCACTACCTTTGATTATTAACGCAGTTATTACAGCTATACCAACAATAATAGACGCACTTATCAAGGCTGTCCCTATAATCATTGAAGCCTTAAAGACGCTTGTTCCGGGTATTGTGACGTCGGTCGGTACTCTGATAACAACCTTGTTCCCACAAGTTGTTGCGATTGCGAAGACTCATCTTAGTGGAATTATCACTTGGTTCTCTGAGCTGCCTGGGAAAATCAGTGGATTTATAGGAAATGCGTTTGGATTTCTTGGTACAAAAGCACAGGAAGCAGTTGACTGGGTAAAGAATAAGCTTCTAGGAGCTAAAGACAGTCTTATATCTATCATCACGTTCTTGCCTAAAAAATATCTGCAAGCTGGGGCTGCTGTATTCAACTTCCTGAAAGACAAGCTTACTGAGGCTTACGACTGGGTAAAGAATAAGCTGACTGGTGAAAAGGGAAGCTTACTGAGTTATATCAAGGAGTTCCCTGGAAATCTTGCCCGTGGTGGGGCAAAAATATTTTCTTGGATTGGCGATAAGATAACTGATGCCTACAACTTTGTGAAAGACAAGTTAGTAGGGGACAAGAACAGCATTCTATCGTTCTTCAAGACACTTCCTAAGAAGATAGGTGACGTATCTAAGAATATATTTGCTGGTTTGTACAACTCGTTCGCAAACACTATCAATGGAATGATTGGATGGTGGAACCAGCTAGAGCTTAAGATTGGTGGATTTAAGTTCAAAACTTGGTTCGGAGACATTGATATCCCAGAAATTAAATTGGGCACACCGGACATTAACTGGAGAGTTCCGCTTATTCCTTTGGCAGAGGGTGGAATTGTTCGTCCTACTACTTCAGGAACTGCGGCTCTCCTTGGTGAGGCTGGAAAAGCCGAGAGGGTTACTCCGCTGAACGCGCAGGGTATGTCTCCGTCAGAAGTCAGGATGCTACAGATGATGAAAGATATGCAGAAGCAAGGCTCTAGGCCGTGGGGCGGAACAGTACAGGTGTTCATTGGAAACAGGGACATTACTGATATTGTTGACCTGCGCGTTAAAGAAAACACAGAAAAAGCAGCAAGAAAAGGCAACTACTCTAGGCCGGTGAGGTAATGGCGCTATTTGCGTTTAGTCTTAGTAGTAGTGAAGACTATAACGGTGTTGATGTAGCTGTTGATATCAGCTTTACAACTGATGCACTGCACGAAGTATCTATACTTAGATTTAGTGACTACTCCAACCCAAACACGTATCAAACTGTGTTTGCTCCAAACACTCTTGTAGCCGGAGCTTACACATACACGGATAGAACGGCTAATTTAGGTACAACATACGGCTACTTTGTTCTTCTTGAAGGTTTTTCGGCGGCGTACGACGATATAACTTTGTCTGGGTTTCCTACAGATGACGGTGTGTGCTACCCGTGTCTTATCTCTGATCCGAGTAGTGAGTTGCTCATACAAGCGGCGACGCTACAAGCTTACCGACCATTTTCCTACGCTCCAAAACAAAGTATAAATGAAATTATCGGAGCAAAATATCCAGTTGTCCTCTCAAGTTATAGAGGGGCTTCAACTGGAAGTATCGAAGTTATGACACACACCTTTGCACAAGCGCAAAAAATGCGAGAAATTCTTTTTAGTGGTAAAACTTTGATCTTTAGAGTTGAGGACGCAGTACGATATGAAGCTCCGTCTATCGCTATTGCTGTTGGAAATGTTGAAGAGCAGCAAGTGATAACTACTGATCCTACGCGGTCAGAGAGAAAATGGTCTCTTGACTTTGTTCAGGTAGCCATACCAAGTATTGAAGAGATAACTACAGAGACTCTGCCTAACTGGCAGTCCGTAATAAACTGCTACGCAACGTGGGGTGCCCTACTGGGAGATACAGTAAAAGCTCCATCGTGGCTTTACGTTGTATACAATCCAGCAATTGGAGACTGTTAACGACATGGCAGTTTTAGGACTTTCAGACAGATTTTACAGAGAACTACGACAGTCTCACACTCCGAGTATTCGGGTTGAGGTTTGGTACGGCGGTGCGCTTGTTGTTGACGATCTTCCAATAACAGGAGGAACGATCCAGCTAGACGCGGACGATCTTTCTAGAGCAACTCTGTCTGGTCTAACTTTTCCAGACACAGACATGAGTTTAATACCTGACTCTACAAACCCAAAAATTAGTGTTTACGGACACGAACTTAAGATTTACCGTGGAGTCAGGTATAGAGAAGGTCCTGTTGTTGAGACAGTTGAAGAAGTTCTCATGGGAATTTTTCGTGTTCAGAGTCACCAAGCTGATGAGTTTTGGGCAAGACCTGGTGGGGAGGAGTACTACTCTCCGTCATCGTGGGAGTATAGAGGATCAGAAGTTAGTGTTGATGGTATTGATAGATCAGCAAACATTATGGACTACAGGCTCACCAATCCAAGTCAACCAACCGTTGGGTACACAGTTGGTCAGGAATTAGATGCTCTTTGTTTCGGAGTTATTGGACTTGACACATCAAACTTCGCTGCCATTGGAGCCAATGCCGTCCTTGGAACAACAGATATTAAGTACCAAGAAGACAGAGGTCAAGCAATAGCTGACTTAGCAAACTATATTGACTGTAGAGCTTTTGTAACTAGAGAGGGTGAACTTCGGTTAGAGAAGTTTGCTGAGCTACCAGATAGCCTTGTCGGTACAGAAAGAGAATTACCGCCAGTTGTTGACATCTCAACATCAAACACGCGCGACGGTGTGTACAATGCTGTTGTTGCGCGCGGTGAAGCAATAGATAACATCTACCCAGTACAGGCAATTGCTTACGACATGGATATGTCAAAACCTACTTACTGGGGTGGGCCGTTCGGGAATGTTCCTTACTTTTTTAACAGTCCTATTCTTGGTACTACTGAGGCTGCAGAACTAGCAGCAGAGACAAGGCTAACAAATGTCATCAAAGAAAGATCACGAAGGTTTAGTGTCACCACGCCTCCTGACCCAACGCTAGATCCCAATGACTTTGTTCAGGCTGTTTTTCCTGGTAGAGACCCGTTCCCTGCTAAGATTGTAAGTATCTCAATGCCACTAGATCCAACTGGACTAATGAAGCTAGAATTAGTCGCAACCGAAGCAGCTGCTGAAGCTGCCGGTCCGTCATAGACAGCCCAGAAAGGACATACTGAATGAGTGAGTTACAAAGAGATCAGCAGAGACAAGTAGCTGACCGCATTACTCCTCGGTTAATGCCTGCTGGAATTGTTGAAGAAGACCCGGATAATCCGAACAAAAAAGTGTGGGTAACCTTTGATGGTGACCCGGCTAATAAAGTTAGTGTCTACAAAACAAACAATTTTCAAGTTGTTATCGGGGAGAGTTGCTTAGTTCTTGCCCAAGGATCACGGATGGTCGCGGTTGGTCTTATCTCGGACTATACGCCGGACTTTGGTGGAGGAGGTGGTGGCGTAGTCCCATCACTAGGAACTGCTGACACGGTCTACTCGTTGGTTCGTAATAGCACAGGTGGAGCTTTAGCCAAAGGAACAGTAGTCTACACATCAGGAGCAAACGGAATACACGTAAATGTGTCCCCGGCGCTTGCTACTTCGGATGCGACTAGTGCAAGAACTTTAGGATTTCTTACCACTTCTTTAGCAAACAATGAAGACGGTTATGCTATTACAAGTGGTTATCTAGAAGATGTTGACACCTCAGGTGCACCTGCAGCTGGATCAATTGTTTATCTTTCAAGTTCTACAGCTGGTCAATGGACTTACACCAAGCCCGTAGCGCCTAATCACTTGGTTTATCTTGGCGTGGTAGCCCGTAAGAATGCAACTAATGGTGTTATCTATGTACACCCACAAAATGGTTATGAGCTTGACGAGATCCATGATGTGTTGCTTACTAGTGAGGCTAATGGTGACTTGCTTGAGTATGAGTCAAGCACCGGCTTATGGAAAAACAAGGCCAATGGTGCTGTGCTGAAGTCTACCGTCACAACAACTGGTGATCTAATCGTTGGCAATGGTTCGGCGTCGGTAACACGTTTAGCGGCTGGTACAAGCGGTTATGTATTGACCGCAAATGGTGCGGGTGTTCAACCAACGTGGCAAGCCTCTGCTGGTGGTGTCCCAACAACAAGAACAATTAGTACCACCGCGCCTTTGGCTGGTGGTGGCGATCTCTCTGCAAACCGAACGTTGAGCATTGCTGATGCCACGACAGCGGTGAAGGGTGCAGTACAACTTACTGACTCAATAATATCAACATCTACTACCACAGCTGCTACACCAAACTCTGTTCGTATTGCTTATGAAGTCGGAAACAACGCAATACCCGCTTCAACGGTGACCACAGTAGGTGATCTGCTCGTTGCCAACGGTGCCTCATCATTGACACGACTAGCAGCAGGTACGTCAACTTACGTGCTAACGGCCAACGGTGCTGGCGTTGCACCAACGTGGCAAGCCGCTGCTGGTGGTGGATACTCTACGGTTCTTGGTAGGTACCAGGCGTTTGTAGAAAACCGATCATCCTCTGGAACGACGCGAACAATCAGTACGAACGCTGGTATTATGCCGTCAACTTTAGCTGCTGGTGACAGCGTAACGGTAAACATAGGAAACGCTTCGTATGACGGAACGTTTACTGTGCTCACTAAGACATCTAATAGTTTTACCTACACGGCTGGTTCATCTCTTACCGAGTCACTTACTGCATCTGGTGGCACGTTTGGTTTCACAAAGGCAGTAACCCAGCGCAGCAGCTTGGTGATACCTACGCCTGCTTCATCGCCGTCTGATGTTAGCAGCAACACCCAGATAAACAATCCGGGAGTTCTTTACACTACCCCAACATCTGGAAATCTTATTTATCCAGCTTTAACAGGGATAACGAACTCTTCTTACTCGTCTTATCAAACGATGAAAGCTACACCGATTTGGTTGCTTGAGGCTGGTATCACTTACAGCCAAATCAGGGTTGTAGCTAGCGCCTCATCTAATACCGGAACTATTAGGTTTGGGATTTACGGGACCTCGTTTGATTACAAACCCAGAACACTAGTTGTGGATTTTGGTACGACTCCTATCACTGGGGTAGGTTCTCCTCTCAACCAAGCCCTCAGCATCTCATGGACTGTCCCTCAGGCTGGACTCTATTGGCTGGTCTGTTGTATTCAGACCTCTAACGCGGCTTCACCGAGTATCACTCAAGGGACACTTCAGCCGTTTACTAACTTGATGGAATCCCCAAGTTCTTACGAGGTGGCAAGCACTACGGGTGCGTTTCCAACCGCTCCATCATGGGTAGCTGCTGCCGCTCCAACACTAGCCCCCGCAATTCGTTTGGTGAGGTCATAATGAGCCTAGAAGCCATAGATGGTGTGCTGTATCTCAATGGTGAGGCGACAACAGTAGATGATGCGCGTGTGCAAGCGTGGCTTGCTAACGATCCAGAACATCAAGCGTCTATTGAAAAGCAACAAGCCGATGCTGACCGCTTGGCCATCCTGGCCGAACCTATCACACCCCTACCCATTGAAGGTACGACCGTTGCCGAGGTGAAGGCGTCAGCTGAAGCCTCTATTGCTGACCTAGCCGTCCAGATGGAGGCAAAAATACAGGCTCTTAGTGAGCAATAGAGGCATAAATTACCCATATTCTGCTGTTTTCTTGCTATTTTGTACTATACTTATTGGAACGAACTACCTGAGAGGCACACGTGAGTACTGAGACCGATAACTTGTTCGCTGACGATTTTGGCGCGCCAGAAGAAGTAGTAGAGTCTGCCCCTGAAGCAGTCGTTGAAGAGACTCCTACTCCTGTGGTTGAGACCAAGAAGGCCCCAGCGCGCTCAAAGAAGGCTGCAGCTAAGTCCACTAGCGCCAACACTATTGATGCTTCAGGACCTGGGTTTTCTTTTTCAACAAAAACGAAGTAGTAGTCAGCCTTTAGCAGACACTGTCTGCTAGACTTACACAAACGTCACCATGACAGGAGTCTTACGATGTATGAGGTCCTCAATGGCAAGAGGACGCTCCGATTTGACGGAGCCCTTCTAGCCTTCTCTTCCTCATACCGAGAAGACTCCCCTCGCTGGGT